ACTAACCAAGTTGATTTAGCAACAACTACTGCACAACTTCGTGGGATGAAAGTAGAGGCTTAATATGGCTGTCACTATCACGGGTTCTGCGGGCGTAACTACAAATATAGGCGCTGTTTATAACGGTATTCAATCTACTACTCCACAAGCGTCTACTTCTGGGACAAGTATTTTATTTAGTGGAATACCTAGCTGGGTAAAACGTGTTACTGTAATGTTTGATAGTGTTTCCACTAATGGTTCAAGCCCTTATATAATTCAATTAGGCACCAGCGGGGGTATTCAAACCACTGGGTATTCAGGAGGTGTTTTTATTTATAACGGTGGGACTGCTTTAACTGCCTTTACAACTGGATTTTTATTACAACAACAACTTACTGGTGGTGCAGCCGATACTTTTGGTGGTACTTGTACAATAACAGCACTTAATGCTGGCTCAGGAATTTGGACTGAGACAAGTATTTTAACATCAGGGAATAATGGGTATGTTAATACAGGCGCTGGAAGTAAGACATTATCTGCCGTATTAACCCAATTACAAGTTACTACAGTAAACGGCACAGATACTTTTGATGGCGGGTCAATTAATATTCTTTATGAATAAACATTAAAAAGATAAATTATGTCAGTTATTATAGACGGTTCAGCAGGGATAACGACTAACTCAGGCGCAGTTTATAACGGATTGCAATATGGAACCGCTACTGCTCTTAGTAGTACCTCGGTTACTTTTTCTGGAATACCTTCATGGGTAAGAAGAATAACTATAAATTTTAACGGTATAAGTACAAATGGTTCATCTTTGTTTCAAGTGCAAATAGGTACTAGCGGGGGTATTCAAACCACCGGATATAACGCACAGGCTTTTGATAACTCTACTTCTAACGTATCAACTACAGGGTTTGTTTTTATCTCACAAGGTAGCCCCACTCCAACATGGGGTGGTTCTGGAAGGTTAACATTTTGTAATGGCACAACTTGGGTTTATGACGGCTCAGTATCTTCTGCAACTACTGGATATTTAGCATCTGCTGGCGGGTATAAAGATTTAAGTGGAACATTAACTCAGTTTCGTATTACAACAGTAAACGGCACCGATACTTGGGATGCTGGAACAGTTAGTTATATTTACGAGTAAATTATGGAAAGAATAGAAATTGACGTGATTACTGGAGAGCGAAAAATAATTGCACTAACCGAGGAAGATATTGCGCAAGCGAATACCCAGTACCAAGAATGGCTTTCTATACAGCCAACAGTAGAAGAACAGATTTCTAGGCTTCAAGCACAAATTAATCGGCTGCAACAAACAGGAACAACTTAAATGAGCGAGCTAATTGACAAAAACGAGGCGGCACTATCCGCCCACGAGCGAATCTGTGAGGTACGCTACGAGTCCATCTGCGCCAGATTAAAACGCCTGGAACAAATCCTAATAGGCACCGCAGGATTTATTATTGTAACACTACTATCAATAGCATTTAAACTTCACCAATAAATATTACTTGGGGTACTAGATAATGTTCGGAATAGATGACATTGTAAGCGCCGGTCTAAAGATTATCGACAAGGTAATCCCAGACCCTAAAGCAAAGGCAGATGCAGAGCTACAGCTTCAAAAGCTGGCCCAAGAGGGGCGCCTGGCTGATCTACAAGCAGACATGAACGAGCAGAACAACGTCTCAGACCGTTGGAAGGCTGACATGACGTCTGACTCTTGGCTATCTAAAAATATCCGCCCTATGGCGCTCATAGCGATCCTTGGAGGCTACTTTGTATTCGCCATGATGTCCGCCTTTGGACTCAACGCAAACGAGAGCTACGTGACCCTCCTAGGAAATTGGGGGATGCTCGTCTTCGGGGCATATTTCGGATCAAGGAGCCTCGAGAAAATAACCGAAATTCGAAGCCGAAACAAATGATAGAAAAAGAATCCGTCCCAGGGTTTGTAACTGTCTGCGTAACCATCACGCTATGCGTCGTCGTAATTAGCATGGTAAGCGCGCTGATGTTTGGCTTGTTTGATAAAGAAATCAATAACGATAAAATTTTTGAGGCGATCACCCCAGCATTCCAGACGATTATTGGTGGATTCATTGGGCTCATTACCGGAATTAAAATAGGACAGGACAGCAAAGAATGACGAACCTTAGCGTACACTTTACATTGGAAGAACTAACGCACACGGACCACCGTGAGTTTGACAATACACCTAACTCGGAAGAAATCGCCAACCTTATACGCCTGGCCGGGTTTTTGGAAGACGTTAAAATTGTACTTAAAAACAAGCCAATAATAATCAATAGCGCCTACCGCTCAAAAAAAATCAATGACGCGGTCGGTTCGAAAGACTCATCTCAACACCGTAAGGGCTGCGCGGCAGACATTCGCGTCCCCAACATGACACCCGACGAAGTCGTCCGTGCTATCATTGCCTCAGACTTACCCTACGATCAAATCATCAGAGAGTTCAACGCCTGGACGCATCTGAGTATTCCAAACTCCATCCACAACGCGCCTCGTAAGCAAGCTCTTATCATAGACAAGGCCGGCACACGACTTTTTTCCTAAGATTTGCGTATTAGTATAATCGCAAATTAAGGGGGTACTATGTTCAAGAATATTATATCTTGTATGTGCGTCGCTGTCTTGGTTGTCGGATCTGTAAAATATGAGCCCTGGGCGGACTGGTTTGTACGGTACGAACAAAGGTTTGAGTGGGTCGCTGAGTCTACAATAGAATTAATTACCCATTTTGAAGGGTACCGCACAAAAGCCTACCAAGATCATCAAGGCAACTGGACAATTGGAGTGGGACATTTAATACGCCGCCAGGATCGTCACATGCTCCATAGGGAGCTTTCTGATGAGGAGGTAATAGCTCTCCTACACCAGGACCTAAAAAAGTGCTCAGACGCCTTAGAATCGGCTATAAAGGTCATGGTTAACCGACAACAAGCCGACGCGCTTCACAGCTTGTGCCACAACATTGGCCCAGACCGAATGGTTCGTTCGGAAGTAGTTAAGTATATTAACGAAGGGGACCAGGTCAAAGCGGCAAACGCCTTTATGAACTGGACAAATCCAGGGCTTAAGAAACGAAGGCAAGCGGAAAAAACCCTGTTCTTAGCTTCAGAATAGGGCGTTTTAACTGTTTTTAACGTATTAGTAGATATAAGGGCTGATCACCCATTCCACCATTAAACTCAAGGAAACACCATGGAAGGCTTTAAAAAATCAGACAAGATGCAATGCTTTAAAGAAGGCGGCTCGGTACAGTACAAGTCACGCCACTCTGAAAAAGCTGAGATGTCAGAAGACATCGCCCAAGACAAAAAGATTGTCAAAAAAGCGTTTGCGATGCACGACAAGCAAGAGCACCCTGGTGAAAAGACTAATCTTTCTAAACTGAAAAAAGGTGGTCGTGCCAAGAAAGATTGTGGCACAGTTAAAAAATACAAGACCGGTGGAGAGGTAGAAAACGCCTACACCGCTAAAAAAACCGACAAAGACATGAAAGATATTTCTAACACCAAGCGCCAAAAGCCGGCGTTGCTGTGTGGTGGCAAGTCTGTAAAGAAATATGATCAAGGCGGTAATGTCGTAGGACAAATGATGGGCGGCCTAAAAGATAAAATTTTAGGTACTCCGGAACAAAACGCAATCGCTAGAAAACAAGAGGCTGATTATTTAGCACGTAAAATGGCTCAAAAAGCATCCGGCGCTAAGCTAGGGATGGGCGAAGAAATGGCTATGGGATTAGCCGCCATGGGTCAAAAATTACAACCAGCAGCGCAAGCCGCGCCCGCAGGATCTACTATCCCAGCCGGCCAGAAAAAAGGCGGCAAGGTTAAGAAGATGAACACTGGCGGGACTTGTCCTTAATATGCCATACGAATCTAAAGCACAACAAGGCGCTATGTACGCTGCCGCGGCAGGTAAAAGCACCTTAGGCATTCCTAAAAAAGTCGGCAAGGAGTTTGTCAAAGCCGGTCCGGCATCAAACAAGTTACCAAACAAAGTACCTAAGCGCGCAGCTGGTAGAGGACGTTAATTATGGCCTACTCAGGCACCACTGGTAAGACAAAGATCAATGTCGACCAACTCATTTCGTATGCGTATCGTGATGCTGGCAAGGTGGCAGAAGAGATTACGCCCGAGTATATTGACGCTGGTAAGCAGGCTCTTTTCTACAATTTACAAAATTTATCAAACCTTGGAGTCAACCTATGGCTCCTGGAAAACCAACTGTACGGCGTACTAACCGCGCAGCAGCAATTAAATCTTCCGGCGACTACGATCGACGTTAGAGAAGCAAACTGGGTCTACGTTAATAACATTCAAGCCTCTGAGTATCTGCCAATTGACAACGCAGAGTCTCCGGCCGCGTTTGACCAAAACTTAGACACACCGGCTACTTCTACTGTACCTAAAAACTATTTTGGTGTTGAATATCAGCAAAAACAAAGCGTGTTCTACGTTGGTTTTAACGCGTACTCCGATTCTGGTCCAGTAACCTATAACTTTGCCTACGAGTACAGTGACGACGGCGTTAACTGGTTTCTCAAAGAGCAGCTACCAAGCACAACGCTAAACGACCGTGGCTGGGCGTACTTTAACATCTCCATCACAGAGCCACATCTATCTTACCGTTTGCGCGAAACAGTCCTTCCGACATTTGAAATTCGTGAGATTGTATTCTCGACAAGCCAACAAGTTATCCCGCTAGCTCGTCTAAATCGTGACGACTACTGGAACCTCCCCAACAAACAATTCCCAGGTCAACGATCGCTTCAGTACTGGTATGACCGTACCATCGAGCCTTCAATGTACCTATGGCCTGTCCCAAACAACGACTTCCAAATGTTTCAGTTAGTCATTGAAAAGCAAATGGAAGACGTCGGCTCTTTAACAAATGAGCTATACATTCCAGATCGCTGGATTGCTTCTGTTCAAGCATCATTATCCCATAAACTTGGAATACAACTTCCTGGCGTTGAAATAGCTCGTATTCAGTACTTAGAAGCTCAAGCCGATAAGCTATTTATGCAGGCAAGCAACGAAGAACGCGACAAGTCGCCAATCTACTTCCAACCCAACATTAGCTACTACACACGATGACCAACGCATACGTAATGACCTATGACAATTTGGTATCTGATGTCCAGAATTATATGGAACGTAATGATATTCAATTTGTAGAACAAATTCCTAGCTTAATTGGATTGGCTGAGTCTGCGATTGCTGCCGAACTAAAAACGTATCTACAACTGACCGTAGTTGAAACAACACTAGCACAGAACCAGGTTATTTTAAATAAGCCAGCTCGTTGGAGAAAAACAGTCTCTATGAAGGCTAACGGTCGTCCAATATTAATGCGCTCACAAGACTACATTGCGCAGTACCAATCTGAATCTACCGCGTCTGATGTAAAGTACTACGGCGAGTATGACTACAATAACTGGGCGTTTGCTCCAGAGCCAGCAGAAGATACAGCAATTGAAATCATTTACTACAGTGAAATTCAACCGCTAGATACTTCTAACCAACAAAATTTATTTACCAGAGAAGCACCACAAGCGATGCTATTTGGCACTTTGTTGCAAGCTCAAGGATACTTAAAAGCATTAGACAAGCTGCCAGTGTGGAAACAGTACTACACAGATACGCTTGCCGCACTCAAAAAAGAAGACAACGCTCGTCGTGTCGACAGAAACACTTCCATTCAGGAACCTTAAGATATGACAACATATACCTCACCATTTACCGGTACTGTTGTAGTACCGACGGACGTATCATACTATGCTCTCTCATTTAGCACCGACACTCAGCTCGTCTGGCCTGCTGTCGTTAACGGCCAGCAAGTTCCTGCCGCTCGTATTATGGATTGCGTCGCTAGCGGCGGTAATCTTACTATTCTATTACCTGATGCGACTCAAGGCGCGGTCGGGACGGATATCTTACTTCGAAATTTGGGGCTTAATGATTTTGTGGTTACTGACGCAGACGGTGGACAAAGTGTCAATGTCGCTGTTGGTAAATCTCGTTACTTCTATCTTACTGGTAATTCTTCTTTGGGTGGTGATTGGGCAAATGTAGAGTTTGCGGCCGGTACATCTTACGCTGACGCGGCAACGCTTCAAGGCGCTGGTCTTACCACTATCTCTGGTAGATTAGCGACAACTCAAAACATTGTAAACGTATCTACAACACCAACCATTACTGACGCAAGTCGTGCCTCTACGTTTGTTTGGAACAGTGGGGCTGGTAATTATACACTACCAACCGTTGCGACAGTATCTACTGGATGGTACATTGGATTTAGAAACGCCGGCACCGGCTCATTGACCATCACTCCGCAAGGCTCTACGTTAATCAACGGGCAGTCTAGTATTGTCACCAATCCTGGCGACTCTGGGTTTATTATTTTTGACGCTAATAACTTAACATACATTACCGTTGGTTTGACCGCTGCCGCAAACGTTACATTTACATCCGCAACCTATGATGTGGATTCCATTCCTGGAAACACATTTAGCTTAGTTACATACGCCCCAATTATTCAGAATTACATTGCTCAAAGTGGTAGTCGTACACAAACACTGACGGTAACATTGCCGGCCACTACTCAGATTTATATTTTGATCAACGCGACTGGCCACGCAGACTATGATATTGAATTTGTAATTGAAGGCAGTTTATCTCCAGCATTAACAGTTACCACGGGTAACATTGCCACCGTACTAAGTGACGGACAAAATTTATATCTTTTAACATCTTCAGCGTCCAATATTTTTTATGCGGTTAACGGAGTTGCTGGAGCGCCATCATATTCGTTTTTAAGTGATTCAACAACGGGCATGTATTTACCTGGTGTTAATATTCTTGGGTTAGCAGCAAACGGTGTTGAAATGATTGATATTGATAACACCAATACTTTGCAGCCTTTGGTAACAGTTAACGCAGAACTTAGAGCACAATTGATTAGTGGTGGAACATTCTAAATGGCTGATGATAATCAGCAATATACTTCAATTTACAGCCTAGTCATACCGGCTGGGATTAGACGCGACGGTACGGTATTCCAAAATGACCAATACACCGACGGTGTGTGGTGTCGTTTTCAACGCGGCGAGCCAAAAAAAATGGGTGGTTTTTCCACCCTATTTACTAGTTTTAGCGGCATTTTTCGTGGCATGATGAACGTGCCGTACAACGGCGTAAACTACATTTTTGCTGGAACAGCAAATACTTTAGATGTGTTTACTACAGGTACAACTTATGGCAGCGGTAGTGGTCCCTATGTTGTGAACATGCTTCCTGGTACTGTGGAAGCTACGGTAATATTAGCAACGTCAACACAAATTAACGTACCAGGAGATGCCACAGCAGTATTTACTCCGGGGTCTGAGGTCGTATTTGACAACGAGGTCGGGGCCACACAATACACCATCTTAACTTCAATTTATAATGCTTCTCCGACACCTCAAACAGATATTTCATTTGCTGGGCCACTGCCCGGCGGTATAACCCAGGCGTGGCTAGTCGGAACAATATTTAGTCCAGATCCTCGTAACAACTGGCAGTTTGATGCTCAGTTTAGCCCTTCCGGCGGTTTGTTAAACTTACTAGCTCACGCCGGTAAAACACTACAAAACATTGACAGTGGTGTTGCGTCTCAGGTCATGGTTGGTAATGTGGCGCCAGACGCAAATAATGAATACTACTTTAGTGGCTTGTCTGATAGCGCTGGTCAAAATCCAACATATCAACCAATTAGTGTAGACGGCGGTGTTTGTGTGCTGTATCCGTTTATCTTTGTTTATGGATCACACGGATTTATTTCCAACAATCACGTCAGTAGTGTTTACAACGAGCAAACACTTTACGACTGGAACGGGCCAACAGCTAACCAAACTAATGTATCATCTTCTAAAATTGTTAAAGGTGTGCCGGTTCGTGGCGGTACCAACGCCCCGTCTGGATTGTTTTGGGCTACAGACTCACTAATTCGTGTCTCATTTAATTCTCAAGCAACATCAATTTACTGGAACTACGACATTGTTTCCAGCCAAATCTCCATCATGTCATCTAACTCTGTGGTTGAGATGGATGGATTGTTTTTCTGGATGGGTGTTGATAGATTCTACACCTATAACGGTAACGTGCAAGTATTACCAAACGATAAGAACGTAAACTGGCTGTTTAATAATATTAACTACGAAAATCGTCAAAAAGTTTGGGCTACCAAAATTCCAAGATATAACGAGATTTGGTTCTTTTATCCTCGCGGCACAGCGACAGAGTGTACCGACGCTATTATTTATAACGTTAAAGATAAGCTATGGTACGACGCCGGTTCTGCTATTGGAACGCGTCGTTCTTGTGGCTACACAACAGAATTGTTTCCCACACCAATTTGGGCTGGTTGGGAGTATTCAACATTAGTTAGTAATCCTGTTACAGCAATTGATACACCAGATGAAGCTCCATCTCCTACATCAACCCAAGTCTATGTTGGTGGTGATGTTTCGGGAATTATCCGTCCCGGTGGTGAAGTAACGCTATCTAGTGACATTAACGATCCAAAAATGCCGTATACGGTTGTCTCTAGTGTCTATAATTTTACTTATGATGCGACTCTAATTACTGTAACTATTCCTTTTGCTTCTTCTACTGAGGCCGGTACTTTAATATATCCAACGGCTGGTGGCTACACAATTTGGCAACACGAGCATGGTCTAAACCAAGTTACTTTGTCCAATGAGCTTGCGGTGTATTCTAGTATTACTACTAGCGACATCAGCTGGCTAACTGGTACTCCTAGTCAAAACGCATTACAAGGTATTAACCGTCGTATGCACTTGCGCCGTATTGAGCCAAACTTTTTACAAGCCGGCACCATGTCGGTAACTATTTTGGGTCGTAAGTTTGCCTCTGGCCCGTTTGAAGAAACTTCTGGCCCGTATTATTTTACTTCAGATACCGGCAAGATTGACCTTCGTGTCGAGCATCGTTTGGTTCGTTTACAGTTTGAGTCCAACGATATTGATGGCAACTACGAAATGGGTCGTAACTTAATCACGGCTGAGTTTGGTGATGAGCGACCTTAGCGTAACTCAGTACTTTCCTTTCTCTCCAGACTACACAACCTGGGAAGACTGGAGCGGTAACTTAGGGCTATACTTTGGCTCTCAGCCAATTGGTATTACTTCAGAGGAAGACTGGCAAGCTGGAGCCGCTCAAATTATGAGTCTGCCCACCTTTTCAGCCTACCCCGTATCAGCACCAGAGACCTTTGATAGCTGGCAAGACTGGGCATTTAATTTTTCCCAAGTTCTTAATGGCCCAAGCCGTTGATTTAGGGCAAAAACCCTATATTCTGCGTATTAGTGTAATTAGAACATCTACTGTAATTAAATATGACACCATCTGAAATTATTACACAAGAAGCACAAACTATCGGCGGAGACGCCGATATTTTGCTTCGTAAAATTGATAAGTTGGTTAAAACAAAAGCAGGACTTATTCTACAAAAAAATGACACAATTTTACTTTTAATAGGTATTTCAAAAACCTCAGCAGAATTGCATATTTTTACTGCAGATCGACCAGCTAAAGTTATAGAGGCGGTAAAGTATTTTGTAGAAAAGATTAAAAGCTCTGAGATTCAACGCGTCTATGGAAGTGGCAACATGACCCAAGACGCTAAATTAAAAAAGACTCTTGAAATACTAGATAAATTAGGTGTTGACGTTCAAAAATCAGACAACCCAACGTACCAATGGATGGCTACCGTCGAGGGGTCTAGGTAATGGGTAATGATCCAATTACAAGAGGCATATCCGACGTCTTCCAAGGCGCTAGTGACGCATTAGCCAGCATTGATCCGGGTCCTGCTATTGGTAAGGCCGGAGCGGATTTAGATGACGCTGTCAATACTGTAATTCCTGGCGGTTGGTTAATGGTTGGAGCAATTGCGCTAACCGCTATTTCATTAGGAACAATTAATTTAGAAGGTGAGGCACTTGCCGCCGCAGGCGCTGCTGAGGCTGGTGCTGCGGGTACGGCGGGAACTGCTGCCGCTGGTGCGGCAATAGCGCCGACAGCGTTACAAACTGCTTTAGCTACAGCTCAAACAGGCGCGCTATATGGTGGTGCCATGGGTGGTGGTATGGCCGCTATTAGGGGCCAAGACCCGTTAAAAGGCGCCTTAATGGGCGCGTTTTATGGTGGTCTAACCGGCGGTATGTTAAGTGGGCTTGAGTCTGCTGGTGTGCCGTCTATGTTGGCAAAAGCAATGGCATCCGTCGGAACAGGCACCTTACGTGGCGGAGATTTATCTACCGTATTACAAAATGCTGCGCTAAGCACAGGCCTTGGCGCAATTGGCGCAGAAGCAAATCAGTACGTTAACCCAGTGGTAACAAACGCCGCAACCGGCGCAATTGGTTCTGCTATTAAAGGTGGGAATGTAGCAGAGGGCGCAATTGCTGGTGCTGCTGGCTCGGCCCTTAATCAAGGAATTGCCGCAGGAAAAACTGCCTTCAATTCATTAATGGCACCATCTAATAGCCGTGAAGGATACGACGGCGTTAACGGTGTTGATTATAGTACTAAAAAAGTAGATTTGGCCGGCGTCGGTGAAATGGGCACAGACTTAGCTGGTCGGTACTTAACGTCAGCGTCCGGAGAACTTTCAAATAAATTATCCGAGTTAATACCATCAATTGAAGAGCAACGCGCGGCGTTATTGACTCAAGCAGATACCGTTAAAACCAATTACGATTCTACAATATCTGCGCAAAAAGATCTTCAAGACGCACTTGCAGAAAAATACAATCCTGCCTATGAAAATGTTTTAGGGCTACAAAAAAATGCTCAAGGATTGTACGACAACATTGGAGAATTGCGCAGCGTTTATGAAACAAATAAAGCGGCGTATGAGTCTAGTAATGGTTCAGATCAAGTAGCATTTAAAGCAGCAAACGACGCGGCGGCACAGATTATTGAGTTAGTTCCCCAGTACAATGCCGCAGCGCAAGAGTTTACTACCGCAAATACGCAGCTAACAGATATTTACAATACAGACATCAAGCCGTTTGTGGACACGTTCCAAACGGCTAAAACTTCACTAGAAGACACGGTTGCTACTTTCTCTACAGCACAAAATAAATTTAATGGTATTGTAGACATCGCCGCTTCTTACGTAACTGGTCTAACTGATATTTCTAAAGGTCAGCTACCGACCGATTATAAGGCCGCTACGTTATCAATGTCTGCCCCGACTAATCAAGGTTTTTCAGCAGAAGAACTGCGGGCAATTGAACTGGGCCAGCAAGACGCAATAGATAATGAGGGCAAAGGAACACTGACCGCCTCTACAAATAATATTGGGTTTTTACCAGAAGGTACCGTAACAGCAGAGCTTATAGAGCCTAAAATAGATCCTGACGCAAAAGTTAGCGGTTATAATTTACATGAAACGCCTGAAGCATTTCCCGACAAATTAAGCCCGACAGGGTTTTCTAATAATGACGGCGAACCAGTAAACGAAGACGGAACTCCTTATACAGGCCCAGGAAATACCGATCCAAATAATTTAGATCCAAATAATTTAGATCAAATTACACTTGACCAAATTCTTAATCAAAATAACGGCACAGACACGACTGCTGTATTACCAGAAGCTACAGACACGACTGCTGTATTACCAGGAGCTACAGACACGACTGCTGTATTACCAGAAGCTACAGACACGACTGCTGTATTACCAGGAGCTACAGACACGGCTGCTGTATTACCAGAAGCTACAGACACGACTGCTGTATTACCAGGAGCCACAGACACGACTGGTGCATTACCAGGAGCCACAGACACGACTGGTGCATTACCAGGAGCCACAGACACGACTGG